AGCTTGTCCTGCCCGACCGTGGCACTCATTGGGGAAAGCCCGCCAACGATGTCGAGGTTGCCGCCGAAATAGCTGAACATGTCGCGGACGAAAGGAATCATGGCCATGGTCGCAGGGTTCGCCCCGCCGAAGTTCAGCTCTTGCGCGTTTTTCGGGTTCTGAATGTGGACGGCTTCACCGTCACTCGCTTGAGTCACGCGAACGGCGTCACCATCTCCACCGCTCGCAATTCCGGTCACGGTCTTCTGTCGTTGTGCCTGGCGTGCGACCTTGGAGAACAGGTCATTTCCGAGGGTGTGCAAGTCCATCCAAAGCATGGACGGAGGTAGGGGCATGATGTTGTCCGGCACCTTGTTGAACATGAGCAAGTGATACGGCCCCTTCGGCGGACCCTTCCACTCGACGGTTCGCAGAATCTTGGTCATGGTCTCGTTGGTGGTAATGACAACGCCTTCATACGGCAACCAAATGTCCATTAGGCTGACCATCTTCAGGTAGCGGCCAGGGTCGATCTTGCGTTCACCACCGGCGGCGTCGGCGGCCTTGACCTCGCCGCCGCCAAGCACAAGCCCCTGATCGGGGATCAAGTCTTCAGCCTTGTACAGACCGCATTCCATGGCAGTCTTCAGCGGAATCTTGAACCTGTCGCCAATAAACTGCATCCGCTCCGGCTTGCGTGCGGCGGTGTCATAAACGAAATCGTCAAAACTCACGTCCTCGACAAACGGTTGTCCACCCATATCCGTGAAGCCGCGCATGGGAATCTTGGCTTCGTTGATCCCGACCTTGGCAATTCCGATTCCGAACATGGCGTCAACCACGCACCGGCTGAAAACCTGCTGAAGATCGAGGATGTTGACAACGTGGTCAATGGCCAAACGCAGGGTTTCGGCGTGCGGCCGTAACTCGCGCTGCGTGGTGGTGACCATTGCCGCCGGGTTGTGGCTGACAAGCTGGTAGGAGTAGATCGAAACCGCAAGCTCCATCAGATTGATAGGCTCGGTCTCGCGGCGCCCGGTGTAGCGCGGCCCGTGGTACTGCTGGATGGCAAGGGTGCGCTCGGCGCGGTAGTTCTTCAAGTCGGCAAAGGCAGACTCAATGCCGATCTTCAGTCGCGGCAGGTCAATCCCGATGTCCTGAACTGCGGTGTCCGCCATTCATGTCTCCGTTATCCGTAGTGTACACCGAAGTTACACAATTGTCAACAGTGACATTTTTGTAACTTTGTGAAAACAGGAACAGCGAGGCTATTCCTGCTTTGGGAGTTGGACAAAGCGTCGCTTTGTCAGACATTTCGTCGCTTTGTCTAAGAATTTACCAGTTGCTGCCCGGTGACTTTGACGACAGCCGTTTCTGCATCTCCTGCCGGCGCCACATCAGGGAACCCGGCAGAACCTTTGGTTCTTCGGTCGGCTTGTCAGCTTCTGCCGTGCGGCACTCCTCCATGCCTTTCACGAGCAGCATGTCGGAAATCACGATGTCGCCGTGGCTCTGCCCGATCTTGTTCATGTTCGCCGACAATCCCTTGTACTCGGGCACACCGTCCTCATTCGTGACGTACTTCAGGCAGTCTTTCATAGCGAACTTGGAACGGTTCATAAACGTGCGGTCGCTGATTGCCCGGCGGTAGGCACCAAACCCCATAATCTTCTCTTCGTTGGTGCTCCACCAGCCTGGGAATGCCGACCGTGACCCCGTAATCTTGGCGCCGGCGGTACGGTAGTACACGCGGTCATAGTGCAGGTTCGTCAACACCTGGTCCCCAAACTCGCGCCCAGGACCGTTCGCTTCCCAAATGAGGAACGCCGTTCCACTTGGCCCCGTCAGGAACCGTGACAGCGCAACGCAGAACCTGGCGAACTCGTAGGGCTTGAGCAAAGGGTTCGAGTATTCCCCGATGCGCTCTCCGGTTCGCGGACACCCGATTGACGCACAACTGAAGCTGGCCCCGGTGCCCTCTGAAATGTCCGCCGCTACCACGTAATCCTCATGCGCTAGCCTGCCGTCCATGCCTGGACGTACCCACAACCTGAGCTGACCGCTATTTTCTTCCGTCAGTGCGTCAGGCGTACCCACAACAATGTCATAGTCGAGCCGGCCTTCCCATTGCCAGTGACGGCCCACCTTCTGAATGTAATCCTCGATGACCTGGGCATTGAAGAACTGGCCCCCGCTCTTGGTGTAGTCGATGTCCAGTTCCTGAGCAATCTCCGTGACGTTGTAGCCACGGCGCTTACACTGGTAGTCGTACCAGTGTGAATGCGGCTTCCCGCCCTCTGGATGGACTACGCACTTGCCTTTTTCGCAGTAGTACAGCCCGCGGATCTTCTTCGGGTGCTGGGTCCAATGCAGACGTACAACATGCCCGCAGGTTTTCACCACGTGATAATAAGCGTTCGCCGTGCCTTGCGGAGTGGAATTGAATATCCGGCAGTCAGTAGCATCGCCAGTCGCCCTCAAAACTGCAAACCCGTCCGCAACAGGAACGGCCCCAAACTCGTCAATCCCGATTGCCGTCCGGCGACCGCCACGCCCTACGTTGCCCGTCGTGCTGTCACCGTCAATCGTGCTTCCGGTTTCCAGATTGGTCATGTGTAAGCTGTTACGCTCAATCGGTGGAAGCATCCACCCCGGAAGGGAATTGTGCATGAAGTCAAGCTTCCACATCAGGCAATCAGGGTCTCCTGTCTGGTCAACATCCTCCTGCTTCTTGCTCACAAGAAGGAACGTCAGCATGTCGTAGAACAAGAATTTGTGATCGAACGCCGCCAGAAACATCCATGAGGCCCCCATGTCACGGCTTTTTTCGATAGCCATGTCATGCCCGGTCATGATCGCCTCTTCAAGCCGCTCGAACGCCCCGTCCTGGAAGTCCCAAGTGATGAAAGGAATCGTGCTCGGAAGTCCAAGTGGAAGGCTGCGCGGATCAAACGTCCAATTGAACACGTTGCAGAAAAAAAGCTGGTCCCGCCGGCACATCGTCCACAGGTCGCGCTGGTAACTCTCCCGCCGTCCAGCTTCCTTCAGAAAATCCCGCCGAAGATTCAGGTTACGCCGCAGGCTCTTGCACTTCCCCTTGATCAAGAATTCGTCGTAGAACTCCCTGCTCACTCCTCACCCCCGCTTGCCAGTTCACTGGCATTCTCAGGGTCTTCTACCTTCTCCAATTCTCCGGCATTTCGCTTCTTCTGCCGCTCATTTAGTCCCCCAAGCATACGCGCTATCAGGTCTTCAGCCTTGTCTCCTGTGTCCCTTCGTCTTGCTTTCTCATCCAGTTCCCTCCTGGTCGGCAAGAGCTTCGTGAACTGCTGGTAAAACTCCATTCTGAGCTTGGTGTCCTCCTGAAGTGTCAGCAACCACGCCATCGCCCCAGGACTAGGCGCCGTAGACGCTGCCGCATGGGCGTTGTTCATGTTCTCAAACACCCACAGCATTGTCACGTAGGGGTCAGTGTGGCCCCCCTGTGGGGGAGAAGGGGGAACCGGGGGTGCTGAAGGCGGAATGAGGGTATTGGAAGGGGTATCAGGCGCAGGCTCAACCTTCGGAACCTTGTTCCACCCGAACTTCCTCCCTGGCTTCCCGCCGGTAGGCTTACGGGCCATGTTTCGGCCCCCACTTCAGTTTCACCGTGTCGCCCTTCGGCCGGTAGATCACCACGCGCTCACCGCGGTCCCAGTACATGGCCTCGATCTCCCACTTTTCCGGGTCTGGAAGCGCGTCACCGCCGGACGGCCAAAACATTACAAGCGCCCCAACTACCAAGACCAGCACTATCACAGCTTCAAGCCACGGATACTTCATCGCTACCGGCCCCCATACGGATTCTTGCGCCACTTCGGCGGCTTCAGGATCGTCACCCGGTCCCCGTTCGGACTTTGGTACTCAGCCACACGCTCGTAGCCGGCGCTTTCAGGCCACTCAACCCCAGGCTCCCGCTCACGGCTCACCATGTAAGCGAGGATCAGGAGAAGGATGATGCCGGGGATAACAATGGGAAGGTGGTTCATTTGCCAACCGCCTTCAGTTGGGCGTCAATCTCATCTAAAGCCTCGGTCACTTTCCGCCGCATCCAGTCCAACCCCTCGCGAGTAGGCAGCTTCACCGACCGGAACACCATCGGGCTGCCAAAGTGGGCGGCAATGAGTACATGGTAACACTCGGGGTCCGCGTTCAGGATGTCCATGGCGTCTTCGATGAAGTCGCAAGTCATTTGGCCCCATTTCAGATGCAGGGAAGAAGAAGGCGGAACGTTGGCCCGTGTAGCCGCTCAAGACGAATCACGCGCCGGGTGGAATGATCCAGCTCCTTGATGCTGACATCGGACGGAAGATTGCCAACAAGCTCGCATACATGCACTTTGCAAGAAGATGGAAAGCGCAGCAGAAACGCGGTCACGTCAGGCTTCCCATTTAAGTGTCGGTGGGGTAAAGAAGTCCAGTCATCGCCATCAATGATAAGGTCTTTGCTCATGGCAACACAGTAGCACGCGCCACAGAGGAAGTCAAG